ATATTGCCGGATGATTCGCCAATGACCGTAAAAATAAAGCACTTCATGGCGTTATACGGCATCATTGACATAAAGATGCGAATGTTGAAAATCCCCGAATTGAAGTTGATAATGGGTTTCCCGGAAGATTATGTTCTTGTGGGGAATCAAACCGAGCAAAAGAAGTTTATCGGCAACGCGGTTGAAGTCAACATGGCGCGGGTCTTATGTGAATCGCTTTTCAAATCTTTGTCGCCAAAGTGTGCAATAAAAGTAGCAATTTAATTAACTTTGTCTTACTATAAGACACAGCCCCCCAAAATAATAACAATGTCTAAATTATTCTTTTACGACCTTGAAACGACGGGAACAAACCCCGGTCGCCACGGCATCCACCAAATCAGCGGTGAAATCGTGATTGACGGCAAGAGCCTTGAAACATTCGATTTCAAGGTTCAGCCCAACCCCAAAGCACAAATCGAAGATGCCGCCCTTGAAGTCGGCGACGTGACCCGAGAACAAATCATGGCTTATCCCCCGATGGGTCAGGTTTACACGCAGCTTGTCGCAATGCTTGGTAAGTATGTGAACAAGTTCGACAAGACCGACAAATTCCACCTTGTCGGCTACAACAACCGGGGATTCGATGATAACTTCTTTCGCGGATTCTTCTTGCAGAACGGCGACAATTACTTTGGGTCGTGGTTTTGGGCGGATTCCATCGACGTGCTTGTGCTTGCATCGACGTTCCTTGCCGCCCGCCGTGCCGAATTACCCAACTTCAAACTTGCGACCGTTGCCGACTTCTTGGGCATCGACACGACCGCCGGAAAACTTCACGATGCGTCCTTTGACATATTTGTGACAAAGGCGGTGTTCGACTTCATCATGTCTAAATTCATAATTCGCGGGGCGTGATGTTTGAAGCCGAAACATTCGGGCGAATAAGCCTTGTCAATGCTGATTGCCTTGAAGTCATGGCGACGTTGCCGGACAACGCCTTTGACCTTGCAATCGTTGACCCGCCTTATGGCATCGGCATTGACGGGCAAAAGGCTTGCATCTGCAAGAACCCGAAGAACAACCGAAAGCATCACGAAACAAAGGGATGGGATAAATTACCCCCCCCCATTTATTTCGCTGAACTGCAACGTGTTAGTAAAAATCAAATCATTTGGGGCGCAAATTACTTTGTTTCGATGCTTGACAAAGGCACAAAAGGATGGATTGTGTGGTTCAAAGGTCAAACCGGGCTTACAATGTCGGATTGTGAATTGGCTTATTCATCATTCGATTGCCCGACCCGCCTTGTCACAATCAACCGATGCGAACTTGCAAAGCAACATACAATCCACCCGACCGAAAAGCCAAAATCGCTTTACGGGTGGTTGCTCAATCATTACGCAAAGCCGGGCGATAAGATTCTTGACACACACTTGGGGTCGGGGTCGATATGTCTTGCCGCGCATGATTTGAACTTTGAGATGTTGGGAATCGAACTTGATGCCGGGTATTATCAAGCCGCGAAACAACGTCTTTTGTATCACCAACAACAATTAAAACTTTTCTAAAATGGTAAATCTTAACCGTCTATCAGAAACGGCGCATCGAAACGCCGTTGAACATGGATTTTGGGCAGACAGACCAAGCACGGAACATTGCTTGATGCTTGTTGTCACCGAGATTGCCGAAATGGTCGAAGCTGACCGACAAGGCAAATCGGCAATCCTGAACCACATCCGCAAGCAAAAGAATCTTGCAAGTGCGCAGAAAACCCGCTTATATGATGAAGTCGAAGCCGCCCCCGACTTCAACGCAGCTTTCACCGAAATGGTGAAAAACACCGTCGAAGATGAAATGGCGGATGTTGTGATTCGGCTTCTTGACCTTGCGGGTTCGTTGGGAATTGACTTTGACAAGTTCAGCCCGAACAAGTATCACCGCGCATTCGACAAGTTCACGTTCACTGAAAATGCCTTTGCCCTGACCAAAGGATTGACCCGCGAAAATATCAACATTTTCAAGCGCATTCAATTCGGCATTCATTATGTCACGCTATGGGCGAAAAATCAGGGGTTCGACCTTGATTGGCACGTCCGCGCAAAGATGCGCTTCAACGCTTCACGCCCTATCAAGCACGGCAAGGCATATTGATTGCAAGTGTTAAGCAATAGCAATGCAAATGCACACCAAGCGGATATGGCACGAATGAAATATCTTGTCATTGCGACCGACCCGATAACGGGTGAAAGGTCGGCTTTTTACACCGATTGGTTTCAAGCCGACAATCACTTCAACCCGGATGCCGATATGGTCGTAATTGACCAAATCCACCACCTTGTCACATTCGACGGCGAAACGTGGCAAGACATCGAACAAGACCATCTTTAATCAACCTCAAACAATAAACCATCATGTTAAAAATCGAAGTTATCGGCAACATCGGCAACGATGCCGAAATCAAGAACATCAACGGCAACGAATGTGTGGCTTTCAACGTCGCAAGTTCCGAGAAGCGCAACAACACGGAATACACAACATGGGTGTCCGTCCTGATGAACGGCAACGGGGGCAACCTTACGCAGTATCTTAAAAAGGGCGCGAAAGTGTTTGTCCGTGGCAACCTATCGGTCAAGCAGTATCAGGACAAGAGCGGACAATGGTGTGTCGGCATCAACGTGTCCGCATCCGAAATTCAGCTTTGCGGGCTGAAATCCGAGAACACCGCCCCGTCGGGGTACAACGACCCATTCGGCGGTCAGCCCGGCGGATATAATCCCGGCTATTGATGCGCACGAAATATGACATCATCGTGGGCATCGACCCCGACGTTGACAAAAGCGGTTATGCCGTTTTGAAATGTGGTGAATGCAAGGTAACAACCCTTGATGCGTTGGGCTTCTTTCAACTGCAATCATACTTGACCGCCCTTGCAGAACGCGCCCGGAATCTTGATGTGTCAATGGTTGTCGTTGTTGAAGCGTCTTGGAAGATTCAAGCGAATTGGCACGTCAATCAGTACGACCGCCGCAATCGAGCCGCCGCAAAGGGCTATGACGTTGGGCGCAACCATCAAGTCGGGATGCTGATTGTTGAAATGTGCAAGGTGAACGGCATCCCCGTTGTCGAGCATATCCCCTTGCGCAAGTGTTGGTCGGGCAAAGACCGCAAGATTACCCATGAAGAATTGACGCAGTTTTGCCCGGTTGACAAGACCCGCACGAATCAGGAAATGCGCGATGCCGCGTTGCTTGCGTGGTCTTTCGCTGATTTTCCCATTCGCCTGAAACCTCACAAGGGTTGAATAACTTTTTTACTTCTTTTTTTAATAAAGCGTGTATCACTATGAAACACGCTTTATTTTTGCACCCAAATTCACCAATCAAAATCGCAAAGCATGAAACCGATTGATTTTCCGCAGTCCACAAAGGTACTGCAAAAGCCTGAACAAATGTTCGACGCGGATTGCAAGCCGTTACCCGTTTGGAGTGACGGCAAACAATGTGTGTCGTGTTGGCGACCGACTTTCAAAGAACGTGTCCGCATCCTATTCGCGGGCAAGGTGTGGTTGGGTGTCAATGCCGGATATTCGCAACCGCCCGTTTACCTGACCGGGGAAACGCCCTTTGTTATCCCGCCATTTTTTGCCCGTGTGCGCCTTTGGCTTGAAGATATATGGGATAACACCAAAGACATCGCAAACGCCGTCAGGGAAGCCGCAAAAGAGCGTGACAAGCGCATTCATTTCGCTTGCGGGTTCATCATTTCGCTTGTTGTCGGCTTTTTCTTGCCGCTTCTTGGCTTATTCGCCGGATGTGTTGCCGGGGCGGTCAAGGAATGGTGGGATTCCAAAGGTCACGGCACGGTCGAACTTATGGACTTTGTGTTTACTTGTTTCGGCGCAGCTTTCGCCCTGATTCCGTCCTTTGTGCTTCATTCAATCGTGTGGTGACATGGGAAAGGTCAGTAAAGCGAAAATCACCGACCTTGTGGGTGATAACCTCAATTTCAACAAGGGAACGCAGTATGGCGACCACCTGATGGATGAATCATTGCGTCAATTCGGGTTGGGTCGTTCAATCCTTATCGACAAGAACAACCGCATCATCGCCGGAAACAAGACAACCGAGAAGTCCGGGGAATTGGGCTTTGAAGATGTCTTGATTGTCGAAACCGACGGCAAAACTCTTGTCGCCGTGAAGCGCACCGACATTGACTTGGATTCAAAAGCCGGACGCGAACTTGCCCTTGCTGACAACGCAACCGCCCATGCCAACCTTGAATGGGATGAAGAAGCAATCGCACAAGCCGCCGAAGCCTTTAATTTCGACCCCGTGGATTGGGGTGTGAACATCGAGGGTTTGGGCGACACCGAGGAAGAAGAATCCCCAAAAAAGGAAATTTCCACCCGCCTGATTGTCGAATGCAAGGACGTATCCAAATTGTCAATGCTTTATTCGGAATTGCAAGACCGGGGCTTTGAAGTCGAGTTGAAAGAGTAATGAAAGTGACTAAATCAGGATAAAAAAGAGATTAACCGCACATGGCAAAATATAATAAAAAGATGGTCGCAAAGATTGTCGGGCTTATCAAGTCGGACACTTACACCATTGCCGAAATTTGCCGTCAAGTCGGAATCAGCACAAAGACTTTTCACGAATGGGTCAATGAACACGAAGATTTTGCCCTTGCGGTCGAGGAAGCCCGCGATGAATTGATGCAAACAATGGTTATTGAAGCCAAGAAGTCTTTGCGCAAAAAGATTCAGGGCTACGATGTGACCGAAACAAAGGTTGTGACCATTCCGAGTAAGGAAAAAGACAAGGACGGCAAGGAAAAGCCCCGCATCAAAGAGCAAACGACCGTCAAAAAGCACATTCAGCCGGACACCGCCGCAATTATTTTCACGCTTACTAACGGCGACCCCGACCATTGGCGCAACCGTCAATCAACCGAAGTCACGGGCAAAGACGGACAAGACCTATTCGCCAAAAAGACCGATGATGAATTGGCGGCGATGATTGAAGAATTGCGCCGCAAATTGGATTCCTGATGAAGCGGTCGGACATGGTGCAATATATCAAGGCAATGCAAGAACGACTTGTGCGTGAAAGTCGTTCCGATTTGTTGCGTTTCACCCTTTCCACCATGCCGACCTTTCGCCCGGCCGACTTTCACCGCCGTTATTATTCGGTGCTGACTGATTTTGCGCACGGCGACATCAAGAAACTTATGGTCTTTATGCCCCCGCAGCACGGCAAGTCCGAGGGTTCAACCCGACGTTTGCCGTCGTTCCTTTTGGGGTTGTGTCCTGACAACCGATTGGCGATTGTGTCCTATAATGCCCCGAAAGCCCGCAAATTCAACCGAGAAATCCAACGCATCATTGATTCCCCGGAATATCACGCCATTTTCCCCGATACTTGTTTGAACGCATCCAACGTCACGACCATTGCCGGGTCGTGGTTGCGCAATGCCGATGAATGCGAAATTGTCGGGCATCGCGGGGGCTTCAAGACCGTTGGTGTCGGCGGTGCTTTAACGGGTGAACCCGTTGACATC